ATTATATTTTTTTATAATATTATATTTTTTTATAATACTATATTTTTTTATAATATTATATTTTTTTATAATATTATATTTTTTTATAATACTATATTTTTTTATAATACTATACATATTTCATCATTTAAAAAATAACAATCCTAATAGTTTTATATGCTAAAAATATTTGGATTAGTATGTTCATTTTTATTATTGGTTAGTGGAAATAAAGAAGAAAAATATCTTTTCGATAATTTATTTGTAGATTATAATACAAAAGTTAGACCTGTTAATAATTATTCTAATAATTTAGAAGTTCAATTGGGACTGGGAGTTCAAACAATCGAAAGTTTTAATCAAATGGAAGAAACTATAACTCTAAATATTTGGCAAAGAATGAATTGGAATGATAACAAATTAAATTGGAACTCCAGTGTAAGTAATTTAACATTCATTTCTTTGGATCCTGACGGTATATGGACTCCTGATTTAGAACTTTTAAATGCGGCATCTCTACCTGAAATTTATACATTAAAAGGTGGATTATATTTATATTCAGATGGTTCTGTAATTTATAGTAAACCTACTATTCTAAAGTTTTCTTGTCCTTTGGAATTATCAAAATTTCCATTTGATACACAAAGTTGTATTATGAATATAAGTTCTTGGGTATATACCGATGATTTATTAAATCTTATTCCTAATTTGGATGAATCAAAACAAATTGATGTATTGAAAAGTTTTGGACATAGTGAATGGAAAGTTCTAAATTATACAGTTACCTCATTAAAAGAAAATAGAGTTTGTTGTAAAGATAAATATTTCGATGTATTATCATACAATTTTTCTCTTAGAAGATTTACACATTATTATAAAATTAGTATGGGTATGACTATTACATTGGTATTAGTTAGTTTTATAATTATGTTTATGCCACCAGATAATGTTAGTAGAACTGGTACATTGGTTTTTATTCCATTAACTATTTTAGCTTTACAATTGACTTTGTCTGGGAAAATTCCAGTGGTGGGTTATTATACTTTAATGGATTATTTTTTTTTACTATGTTTCATTACTTCTATGATGTGTTCGATGGAGAGTGGATTGATTTATTGTTTAGTTACCCTTAAAACACCAACATTTTATGATTTTATGAATCGAAAATTTAATTTACTAAATAAAAAAGAAGATAATGAAAACGAATTTATTAATATTATTGATGAACTAAATACTCTTTCAACAATTAATGAAAATATAAATAAAAATGAAAATATAAATAAAAATGAAAATATAAATAAAAATGAAAATATAAATATAAATAAAAATGAAAATATAAATAAAAATGAAAATATAAATAAAAATGAAAATATAAATGAAAATATAAATAAAAATATAAATAAAAATGAAAATATAAATAAAAATGAAAATAAGTGGTTGAAAAGAAAAGAATATTTGTATAGAACAAAAAGTTATACAGAAGGGATACGAAGGAGAAGTCCAATTTTAGAAGAAACAAAAAGTTTAAGAGAACAATTTTTAGAAGAAAATAATATTCAAAAAATAATTAATTATGATGATAAAATTTTAAGTTTAACAAAATTACAATTAAAAATGGATAAAATTATAACTAATAAACTTAATTTTATTGATAATATTTATAGAATCCTATTGCCTACTATATTTTTCTCACTATTAATAGTTATTATGAGTTATGAAAATTAAATTTATTTAAAAACTTATTTAAAATAGAAAGTAAATGAAATTTATAATATTATTATCTTTATTGAAACCTATATTATCAATAACAAATGAACAAAAATTATATGATAATTTATTTAATAATTATGATAAAAGAGTTCGTCCTGTAAAAAATTTTAATGATAGTATAAATACTAAATTCTCATTGAAAATAAATAGTTTAGAATTTTTCCATCAACCAGAAGAAAAAATTAAATTTAATGTTGAATTGGATTTATATTGGAAAGATGAATTTTTAAGTTGGAATTTTAGTGAATTTAATAATGCTAAATCATTAAATATTAATCCAGATAGAATATGGACACCTGATATTGAACTATATAATTCAGGAGGTTATCCTGAGATATGGACTAAAAATTTAGAATCAAAAGTGGATTATAATGGTAATGTTTTTCTTTCTATACCAGTTCTATTAACATTTTCTTGTTTTTTAGAACTAAGAGATTTTCCTTTTGATAAACAAGTATGTGAATTAAGTTTTGGTTCTTGGAAGTTTTCTAAAAAATATTTAGATATAAGAGTATTAAATGATTCTAATACTCAAATTATAAATTATGATAATTTTAATCATAATGAATGGAATATAATAAGTGTTAGTGGTAAAACAGATAATATAGAATATAAATGTTGTCCAGGTGATTATTTTCCAACATCAACATTAAGTATTGAATTAGAAAGAAAATACACTAAATATACAATTGTTATAATAATGACATTAATATTGACTTTATCATCTATCAATGTTGTATTGTTATCTATGTCAAAATATAGAAGAACATTTATTTTAGTATTTATTCCTCTTACAATTATTTGGGTTCAATTGGATATAGCTGGAAAAAACCCAGTTATAGAATATCCTACCAAAATGGAAAATATTCTTATGACATGTTATTATGTTTGTATTATATGTGCGTTTTATAGCGGAATTATATTTTGTATTTTGACTAACGAATTATCAATATTAGAAAAATTTGGGATAAAAAAGTATATAAAAAAAAATTATAATATAAAACCGATAAATACAAATTTAGTATATTATTTTAATAATAATGAAACAGTAGATAAAAAATATTTTAATTTTAGAAGAAAAATAAAATTAGTGGATAATATTATTAAAATTTCTATACTTTTAGGTTTTATATCCTCAATTATTATAATTATTTACTACTAAGTATTAATCGGAATAATCGGAATAATCTGAATTATAAGAATAACTATAATTTACCACTTTAATTTCTTTAATATCCACTATACATTGTCTACACAATGGACAATTTGGAGCAGTAGTGTTAAGAACTTTTGATTTTATCCAAGGTTGTAAACATTGTGTATGAAAAACGTGGGAACAATCTAAAAATATAAGTTTTATTTTTTTTTTTTTATATTTTTCTAAATCAATTTCATCTAAACAAATAGTACACTCTAACGTTTTTTTTTCATCAACATTTTTTAAATTTTTTATATTAAGATTTTTTATAAATATAGGATTTAATTTACTATTTTTTATTGGTAATTTTCTTTCTTCAATTTTCGAGTTTAATTTATATTTTATCTTCGTATAATATTTATACGCAGGATCTATAATATTAGTTACAATACACAATATAATCATAGTTCCTACACCCAGAATTAATGGACTCAGTGATAGAAATATAGGCCATAATTTAGATTTAGGGTATTCTTTTTCATAATTTATATTTTCTACGTAGTTTGAATAGTTTGAATAGTTTGAATAGTTTGAATAGTTTGAATAGTTTGAATAGTTTGAATAGTTTGAATAGTTTGAATGATTCATTTTTATATAAATTTATAAATACTAAAGTCAATTTTATAAAGATATAAACTATTTTGTTTCTGGTTAGATAACTATACACTTAAAAATTGATTTTTCTTATTATATTTCTATATAAACCATATAGGAAAACAAACTTAAACAAACCCAAAAACTAAACAAACCCAAAACTTACACAAACCCAAAACTTACACAAACCCAAAACTTACACAAACCCAAAACTTAAACATGTTACATCGTTTGATTACCAAACCAGAACAATCGGGTAAAACTTTCATTATGCTTCAAGAGATGGTCAAACTTGTTGATTCCGAAGTTCCACAAGATTCAATGAATATTAATTTAGTTTTGTGCGATAATAATTTAATGTTAGTTCTTCAAACTATTGATAGAGTTGGTAATGTTCCACTCTTGGAAAATCATATAGAATTGTCTTCATCTAAAAGAGCATCTTCTCATAATTATAAAGAAGTTGTAGATGGAATTATTAATCATGGTATACGTAATATTCTATGTTGTTCAAATTATATAAGAATGACTGACATATCTTCCATCATTCAAACTGTCTTCGATTTAAATATTACGGACCGTTACCTATTTAATATTTGGGTTGATGAAGCAGACAAATGGTTGGGTGGAATTGACAAGTATATCTCTCCACTAATAGATAAATTCAGTAATATTAAACTAAATCTCATTACAGCAACTCCAAAGAGAATCATAAAAAAATATGGTAAAGTAGAAGTTCTTCCATTGGAAAATGCCACCCTTCCCCAATATCACTCATGGATGGATTCTACTTTTAAGATATATCCTGATATATTTAAGACAGATGAATTTGTAGACCATATCTTAAAAACAAATCCTTGTGAAATAACGCCGGGTTCCAAATGGTTCATACCAGCAGGAATGAAAAAAGAGTCTCATATATTAGTAAAGGAATACTGTAAATCACACGGTTTTGCCACGATTATTATAAATGGAGATGGGCTTAAAATCTACTTGCCCGACGGAACCGTTTTAAAAAGAGATAGAGACGAAATGCCTGATAGACTCATCCCAAACATTTACGATGAACTTGGACTTGACCAATTCCCCTTGGCTATTACTGGATACCTTTGTATTTCTCGAGGGATTACCATAAGTTCACCGGATTTCCAGATTAGTCACGCTATTATGCCTGCTGGAATGAATAACGAACAAGAAATATCACAAGTAGCCGGGAGAACAAAAGGTAACCAGAAAATGTGGGTGGATTATAAAAGTCCTATTATTTTTGTTACAAAAAAGTTTCATTCTAAAGCAACCATAATAGAGATGAAAACTAGATATATAGCAGAAAATGCCTTTCAAAACGGAAAAACTATTATTGATATGGACTCATTTACGTCTGCTGAGAAGCCCTTCGAATATTACCAACACCCTGATCGTTTTAAAACATATGAAGAAGCAGTTGGCTATTTGGAAACACAAGAAGAACATTTAAAACCACAAGGTTCAACAAAAACTATAGACTTTCAAAAAATGGTAACGAAAAAAAAATGGATTTCTAGAAGAGGTGGTTTGGAAGACGGACATTGGATTTCTAGTTCTCTCAATACTAATAAGACTATTAAATCTGGTTTAGTTAGTTTCCTTCACGAAAAAACTCTCGAAATACTATCTATTTATAAAACTGTCGCCGAACCAGATAATTTGAAGTATAGGTCATTTGTAATAATTCCGGTTTATAAAGATGAATCTGCTAGTGCGGAAGATGTCTCATTTGTAGTTAGACATACTAAATGGAAATGAGATATACTATAACTATGCTAAATAAAAATTGAATATATTTTTTAATTTTATTTAGTATATCTAATAACAAATACATATCAAAGATGAATGAACATATATCCTATACGCCCCTTGAACAATTTAGAGTAAATTTGATAGATAAATATTTGGAAAGATATAATGGTGAAATTATAGTTCAAGAGAAAATACATGGTGCCAATATATCTATTTTGGGCACTTTAAAAGATAAAGAATGGACTTGGTATATTGGCTCCCGAAGGAGGTGGGTTTCAAAAAAAGAAAAGTTCAATAACGTTCACAATATCTTTGTTAAATATAAATCCCAAATGGAATTAATGTTTAATGAAATAGCTGGTGATAAAACTGAATGTGAGATTAGACTTTATGGAGAAGTGTTTGGGGGGCAATATGGAAAAGTTAAGGATTTAAAATCATTTAAAACACAAAATGAACCAAATTATTGTCCACAAAATGATATAGCATTCTTTGATATTTTTATTGATGGAATTAATATACCAATTATGGATAGTATCGATATATTTAATAAATATGAAATTAAAGTAGCACCTGTAATTTTTAAGGGATTGTTAAAAGATTTCTTACAAAATTTTGATATAAAAGATTTTAATTCCGTAGTTTCTAAAGAATTCTATGGTTTGGATTATATAGATTCTTTAAAATCTACTGAAGGAGTGACTATCCGGAATATATGTATAGAAAATGAACCAATTATTCTAAAGTGGAAAAAAAAATGGGCCTTGGAAAATGGGCGTGTTAATATAGAGTCTCCCATAAAAATTAATACTGGTCTAGAAGTTGAACATATATGTTTGGATATGGTTAATAATAATAGAATTTCCAGTTATGCTAGTAAAATAACATTTGATGAACTAATTGATCCACAACTTATTTCTTTCCATGTTAAAGAAATATTAAATGATACTATGAAGGATATTAATGATGAATTTCCACCCCATCTTAATCCCACAATCAAATTTAAAAATATAAAAAAAAAAATTATAGGTAAAGTTTATCCTATGTTTAAATCTTATATAATTGAGATTGAGTAAAATTTATCCTAGGTTTAAATCTATATAAACTAAATCTGTATGTTTTATAATTTTTAAAAGTTAATATTTTTTTATTTATAACTCTACGATTTCGTCAAAAAGATTATTTCGTCTGTTTAGAAATCTACGATTTCGTCGAAGATTCTATTAATTATTTAATAATATAATATTTATATCATCTTTAATCCCTTTATCTAATTCTCCATTATCATATTTATCTTTAAATTTTCTATATCTTTTCTTTTGTACGTCATTTAATACATTATCTCCCCTCTCATCATAGTGGACGTCTAGAATATAGTAGTTGTTTTCTATCATTTCGTCCATTAATTCTCCTTTATTGTAATATTTCCATTTACCCTCTTTAAAAATCTTTACACTATTATGTTTTTTATTTGGATAACTTATATTTTTATTTTCAGGTTTCTCTTTATTAAAATGAATTGCTTCTATCATTTTCGGTATCATTCCAAAAGGTCCTTTTATCATTTTATTTTTAAAACTATTAGTTATGTGGGATAAGTCTTCTTTTCCATAACTATTTAGGTTTAATGTGTTATTGGTTATATTTCCAGCCTTCTTTATTAAAGCTTCTATCTGTTTATATAATATCTTCTTTTCTTTTCTCCATTCTTTCTTTTCACTTTTATATAAAGTATCTTCTACAGGTGCTTCTTTACACCTGTGTAATTCGTGTTTTCTTTTATTTGCAAGAGTTGAAAATAGTTTATCGCAATAATTACATTTATTTTCTAGATTATTTTGGCTCATTTGTGGCTCATTTTGGCTCATTTGTGGCTCATTTCGGCTCATTTGCGGCTCATTTTGGCTCATTTGTGTCTCATTTATGACTTTTATATCTATATTATTTACACTACATCCATTATCTTTTAATATATTTCTGTTATGTTTATTCGTTTCCAAATGTCTATTATAGTTTGCTCTTAATTTCGTAGTATAATTACATACATTACAAGTGAAGTTGTCCATTTTTATAATGTAATAATATATTTTAATTTTAAATCTGTAATTTATTCGTTTTTTATTCGTTTTTTATTCGTTTTTATTCGTTTTTATTCGTTTTTTATTCGTTTTTATTCGTTTTTTATTCGTTTTTATTTACATAACTATTTATTACCATAATATATATAGTTTATTTACTATTAATAAGAAAAATAAATATTTTTTAAGAAAAACTATTCGTTTTCAGTTTTTTTTTTGAGGGGGGGGGATTTTTAAATTTGACATTTTAAATTTTTTTATTTATTTTTTTTTATTTATAAATATTAAAATATAGATAAAATATATATGTTTCAAGATATAAGTAATTTTAATAAAATAGGAGATTATTTACCTATATTTAATGGAGTATTAATAGCAGAATTAATTATATTACTACTCGTTCAATTTGGATTTTTTAGGAGTATTTTTTTACAACAATGGTATTTAAAATTTAATATTTCTGCGGTAATTATGGATGTATTTATTTTAGTAATAGGATTTATTATAACTAGATATTTATATAAAAAGATATTCAATAGATATAAATTATGGAAATTTATATTATTATTTTTATTAATTCAAATATTTCATGATATTATATTTTACTTATTTTTCGAATATTTAATTCCAAAAGGTAAAAATAGAGTTATAGATTTATTTAAAAAATATGGTAAAGAAGTAGGTTTAGGTGCTATTATAGGTGATTCATTTATGGTTATAATAAGTTGTATAATAGCTTCATTGTTGGCTAGTAAAAAAATAAATAATAATATTATAATTAGTATTATATTGGTGTATTTAATACCATATTTTATATTTTAATTAAAAATATTTATATTATTCGATATTTTAATTAAAAATATTTATATTATTCGATATTTTAATTAAAAATATTTATATTATTCGATATTTTAATTAAAAATATTTATATTATTCGATATTTTAATTAAAAATATTTATATATATTATGTTTGTCAATTTAAATAAAATTAAAGAATTAAAGACAAAATATAAAAATAAAAAAATAGGGTTTACATGTAGTTGCTTTGATTTATTACATTGTGGACATTGTATTATGTTAGAGGATTGTAAAACCCAGTGTGATATATTAATTATAGGATTACAAACTGACCCTACTATTGATAGAAAAGATAAAAATAAACCTATACAAGAATATGAAGAAAGAAAAATAATGATAGAAAGTATTAAATATGTAGATGATATTATTGAATATAATACTGAGGCAGAATTATTGGAAATTTTAAAAGAATTACAACCGGATGTTAGAATTATTGGAACCGATTGGAAAGGGACAAAATATACAGGTTGTGAATTACCTATAAATATGTATTGGCATAAAAGAAATCATCAATGGTCTACATCTAATCTTAGAAGAAGAGTTTTTAAGTGTGAGTTATCAAAACAACTATAAAGTTAATAAGATATAAAGTTAAAATTAATAATTTTATTTTTTTCTTTTTGTGTCAAATTTTTAATTTGTAATTTTTTAATTTGAAGTCCTCTTGGATATGTTATTACTTTTTGTTTCAAACTGCTGGGAATATAAATAATATTCCTAGCAAGTTGTAGTGCTCCGTGTTTAATTCTTAGAAGTGTCATTTATTTTCTTAATATATTAAAGAAAAATCAATTTTAAGAATTTATAGATTTATAGATTTATAGATTTATAGATTTATAGATTTATAGATTTATAGATTTATAGATTTATAAACTTATACTTATAAAATATAAAGTCGCAAATACCCCATATATTATAAATAAATAATTTAAGTTATTTATTTCCAGAATAACCCACTTATATTCGAGTCGGGATATATATTAATAAAGATTTTTCTTACTAGGGCTATATTTTTGCTGTTAGGAAATTTACTCCAAGACGTATAACGAACATTAGTTTTATAATTAGTTTTTAACTCGTCATATATTCGTAAAAATGACGCTTTTCGGATTCCAGGTTGTCCATTTGTGTTAATTATTATTTGTTGTATATCATTTATAAGTTTATTTATTACTTTATCATTAGTTGATTGAGATTTACTTTGAGATTTACTTTGAGATTTACTTTGAGATTTACTTTGAGATTTACTTTGAGATTTACTTTGAGATTTACTTTGAGATTTACTTTGAGATTTACTTTGAGATTTACTTTGAGATATTGGCAAGAGTGGATTATATTTAGGGATTGGTTTTAAAAATGGAATTCCATCTTTCATATCTTGTTGTCTCTTCATCGCTTTTTTCACTTTTTTTGACAATCTTATAGTATTTGGGTGTTTTTTACTCCTCGACAATTCTTCATTAGAGCCACCCTTTAATATTTTTCTAGATTTATATGATTTACGATTAATTTGTCGCGATTTATTACTATTTGTTTTTGGCATTATAATATTATAATATAATATTTTTAGAAGAACATAAAATAATATAAATAAATAATTTTTTCATATATATTAAAAAAAAGAATTAAAATTAAATTAATGTCTAAAACTAAAAAAAAAAAGATTAGGAAAAATTTAACAAAGAAAAAAAATTTAAAACAAATAGAATTACTTGATAATTATGATTTTGAATTTAGGAAATTAAAACTAAAATATGAAACAAGTTTGAAAAATAAAAGAGAAAAAAATATTATGGAAGAATATTCTACCCAATTATTATTAAAAATAGATAATATAGAAACTAACGGTATAATAAAAATACAAAATTATAGAAAAAGATTAGTTCATCTAATAAATTATACTCTGAATTTATTATAATAAATTAAATTGAATAATATAAATATAAATATAATATAAATATAAATATAATATAAATGGATACACCTAAAGAATTAACAACAGATGAAATACTTACCATATTTACTAAACATTCTATATTACATACTAAACCATTAGCTATTATTACTATGGGTATTCCTGGTAGTGGGAAATCAACTATAATTAAAAAATTTATTACCAATACTTTACCTAAAATAATACCCGGTAGTTATAAATTTAAAGATTTTGTAAATTGTAATCCAGATGATATTTTACCATATATTAATGATAGTGATGAAAAATCTCGTTTGGCGAAAGCAGCAAGAAAAAATGGTTCTATATTAAAAAAAATTAGAGAATCTGATGAAAAGTTAAGTATAATTTATGATGGGACTGGAGTTAATTTGCCAGCATATAAAGGGAATATTAATAAGTTTCAAGAAAATGGATATTTTACAATATTAATATATGTAAAAACAAATCTTTTAGTAGCAATGAATAGAGTAAAAAAAAGAAGTAGAAAAGTATCACCTAAAGATATTAAAAGAATTTATGAAAAATTAGAAGAACCAATTAAAGATACTAATATAAAAAAATTTGATTATTATAAAGATATGATTATAAAAAAAAAAGGAGTTTATTTAGTTGTAGATAATACTTTTAAAAGTAAACTAATAGAGACTAACGTAAGTAAATTAACTTTATAATTTTAAACTAAAATACCCTTGGATTCTGGTATCAAATCACCAATATCCTTTATAATTCTATCCCAACCATTTATAAATAGTTTTTGTGTATCTTTTTTAAATTTTTCACTATCGATAAAAAGGAAGTCTTTTATTTTATTTAGTTTGTAATTGTAGTCACTTTTTTCAAATTCTTTATTTTTTTTTTCCAAATATTGTTCAACATAATTTTTCATCAATTGTTTTTTTTGTTTTTTTTCTTTAAATTGTTTTTTGGTAAGAAACTTCCACTCGAATTCAGGGGAGCAAAGGTTTCCATTAATCAAATTATCATCAAAGTAATATATTGTACCTTTATATTCCAAACCATCTTCGAGAATTTCTTTTAGGTAAAAATTAATACTATCATCACACATAGATTTGATCATGTAACTTCTCGACGATTGACCATTCTTACAAAAAGCCCAATGTATTTGGCCATAATTATCATGTCCATCTGCCTCATATTCAATAATTTCAAATCCGTCTATAATTGAGCATATTTCATAAATAATAATTTTTGTGGATAAATATCCATTCTTTCTTTTAATTTCTTTGTCTACTTGCCGAGATTTCTTCTTCGCCCAATAACGCTTGTGTTTGTTTCTCCCGCGACCAGGTTTGTAAAATGGCATTTTATAAATGTAGGTGTTGGGTTTGTTTGGATTTGGTTTGTTTGGGTTTGGTTTGTTTGGGTTTGTTTGGGTTTGTTAGCAAATTATTTTTTTATTTTTCGCTTTCTATTATATTAATAATAATAAAATTCAATTTTATATATTATACTTAAACTAACCAGAAATAAATATTAAAGAAATCTTTACCATATAGGTTTAGTTACCATATAGGTTTAGTTACCATATAGGTTTAGTTACCATATAGGTTTAGTTACCATATAGGTTTAGTTACCATATAGGTTTAGTTACCATATAGGTTTAGTTACCATATAGGTTATTGTTAAAGTATAAACTCATTTGAGAGTTATATTGTAATTGGTGTTTACTAATATATTTTTTATTCCATGGAGTTATTTGGAATGATTTTTCTTTAAATACATATTTGTTAGGGAAATTAGTTGATTTATAATAAATACTTATATTTATAATATCTAACATCTCGTAATCTAAATGTTCTCTATCGTATTTCTCAATTCTGTTTTCTACTAAATTTTTACATACTTCTGTTAAATTATCTAAATCTGAAAAAGGTATCTTATTATTAAAAATAAAATGTCTAATTTTATCTGTGGCAATTTCTTGTAATGTTTTCATTATTTAAATTTTTATATTTAAATTTAGATAAATTTTATATTTAAATTTTATCTAATTTTATATTTAAATTTTATCTAATTTTATA